GCAACGATCTCTGTCGGAACAGTCACAACTGGAGCAGCTGGTTCCAGCGCCACGGTTACTAACAGCGGCACCAGCTCTGCTGCCACATTCGACTTCAGTATCCCGAGAGGGGCGACAGGAGCTACTGGTCCGACCGGGGCTACTGGTGCAGCAGGTGCTGATGGCGCGGACGGCAGTGACGGAGCCGCCGCAACAATCTCAGTTGGAACAGTCACAACTGGAGCAGCTGGTTCTAACGCGACTGTCACCAATAGCGGTAGCAGCTCTGCAGCAACCTTTGATTTCACAATCCCCCGTGGTGCGACAGGGGCTACCGGCCCTGCCGGTGCAGATGGAGCAGACGGGGCTGATGGCGCTACCGGTCCAACTGGGCCTACTGGGGCAACAGGTGCCACGGGAGCTGGCGTTCCTTCTGGCGGTTCAGCCAATCAAGTTCTTCTTAAACATACCAGCACCGATTACGACACTTTATGGTCGACAAAAGGGTTTGTGCCGACTGGAGGTACTTACGGCTATGTTTTAGAAAAGCAGTCTGCAACCGATTTCGATTCAGCCTGGACATACAAAGGTTTCTTGCCTAGCGGTGGATCACAAGGACAGTTTCTTAAGAAAACCTCTGCTTATAATTACGACGCCCATTGGACAAGCATAGGAACACTCCCTCAGGGAGGTTCTACAGCTCAGGTTCTTACGAAAGTAGGTACTAGCGATTTCGACTGTCAATGGCAGACTCCCAGCAGTGGAGGACTGACTGGATCGACTGACCAACTGGCTACAGCTTGGGTAAATTTCAATGGCCAAGGGACAGTGACCATTCGAGATTCTTACAACATTAGTTCAATTACAGACGGTGGAGTTGGAAGGTATCGAGCCAACTTTACAACTGCAATGTCCAATAACAATTACTGCTCGGTGGCCGGTGGTAAGTATGACACTGGTGGTGGTTCAGGTGCCGTGAGTCCAACCATAAGGCGCGAAAGCGCTAACACCAGTTATGTGGGAGTTAGGTGTACAAACCTAGCTACAAGTGGTTTTTATGATGCCATTGAGGTTTCTGTTGTTGTCTTTGGAGGCACCTAGTGTCAAAAATTGTTTATTTCGATCCGGACGAAAATAATTTGGCCGTTGTCCATCCGACCGGTGAAGTCCCGATTGATGAGTTGGTCAAAACGGTCATTCCTGATGGTCTCAGCTACGAGATTGTTGATGACGATGCTATTCCTTCAGACCGGACATTCCGTGATGCATGGGTATGCACAGGTTCTACTATTACTGAAGACCTGACTAAATCCAAGGAGATTGGTCATGAATATCGCCGTGCGAAACGGGCAGAAGAATTTGCACCTTATGATGATGTAATTGCCAAACAGATTCCAGGTAGTGATGCCGACGAAGCAGAAGCTGCTCGCGTAGAAATCCGCGCCAAATACGCCACAATCCAAGATCAAATTGATGCCGCCTCTACAACAGGTGAAATCAAGACAGCTCTTGACCTTGAGTAGTCATTTATATTAGGTAAAAGAGCACTTTTATAGCGTGGAACCTGTACTTCCGCTGAGCTTAGTGCTCAGTGTGGTAGGTGGAGCTGCTTCGGCATTTCTTACACTTGGCCGCAAATTTGAATCTATTGATAAGCGTCACGCCGACCACATTACACTTGTCGATCAGCGCATGGATACTATTGAATTGCGCCTTGCTAAGGACTATGTCGACAAGGACGATCTCAGTATGATCCTTAAACGTCTTGATGACCGGATCGATCGAATGGATTATAAGTTGGACCAAATTTTGATCGGGTACAATAAAAACGCAAAGTAGTTTTACTTGATATGGGTATCATTGAATCCCCCATTTTTTGGGTAGTGCTTGCCGCTGTTTCTGAGATTCTGGCCCTCATCCCTAACGAAAAGGTCAAATCAAATTCGATGTTTCAGCTTGCCAGCGCTGCACTGTCAGCCCTGCTGAAAGACCGAAAAAAGTAAATTGGCCGCCTGACGGTAAGTTTCTATGGACTTATCACTCACGGTCTGTCTGGGAAGACATTCGCCGGATGATTCGTGCGCAGAAGTTTTATAAGACACTGCCGTCAAAGATTACGCAGGCAGAACAAGCCTGGTTAGAGAGCCAGCCTGACGCACCTAAACCACAGCCACGCTTTATCGAACATCCCCCAGATGGATCGGAAGCGCAACGTCTATTGGGAGGTGCCCTGCAATCCAAATACGATTTTGTAGACGATGACGATCTTCCCAACGGGGAAACTCGCTGATTTTTTCCGCTATTACGATCCGACTAATCAGCAGCATGTGGCTGCGGTTCTGCGGCTTCAGGACGATATTGAGGAGACCGATCCATCGCTCCTTTGTGATCAGGCTCAATGGGTGAAGCTTTTTCGCGCACCTCTTGAATCCCCTCCTGTAGCTGAGAAGGTCGACAACACTTGGGGTGGAATCACTGCTGCAGGTCGCAACGCTGGTGCTAAGTTTCCTGAGCTTTTAGCTGCTCAATGGGCGCTTGAAAGCGGTTTTGGTAAGTACCCCTCCGGTAAATGGAACTATTGGGGTGTGAAAGGTGGCGGTCGTCGTCCTGAAACCCACTGCACGCGTAAAGAAACCAAAGAGTTTCTCAACGGCCAATGGGTTACCACTTGTGCTTGGTTCAAAAACTTCGCCAGTATCGATGAAGCTGCCAATTACGTTGTAAACCGTTGGTACAAGGACTACGGCAATTACAAAGGCATTAACAGGGCATCTAACCGCGATGAAGCTGCTCGCCTTCTTGTAAAGGAAGGGTACGCTACAGACCCTGATTATTCGGACAAGCTTATTGATCTTATGGATCAATACAGCCAAGCACCGGCTGCTCAAGATGGGTTAAACGTCAATCTGAACGTTCCTTATCTTTCGCAGATTGATTCGGATACAGATCAAGGTTTTCGCATGTGTTTCTCAAGCTCTTGCGCTATGGCCCTTGATTATCTCTGCCCTGGTGTTTTGCAGGGTCATAAGGATGATTTTTACCTGCAAAAGGTGAATGAGTACGGTGACACCACTGATCCTTATGCGCAACTCTACGCCTTAGAAAGCTTCGGCTTGGATGCTGAGTTCCGACAAAACCTTGATCTTGCCGACATCAAATTACAGCTCAAAAAAGGATATCCGGTTCCTATCGGCATCCTTCATAACGGGCCTAAATCAGCACCTACAGGTGGTGGTCATTGGTTGACAGTTGTTGGGTTTAATGAGAATGGTCTCATCGTTTGTGATCCTATGGGTCAATTAGACCCCAACGGTGGCTACACCTGGAACAAGAATGGTGATCACATCACTTATACCTACGACGATATTCTTCCTCGTTGGACTGTAGAAGGTGAGGGCTCCGGTTGGGGAATCATGATTAAATAGCTATGGAATTTTTTCTCGCTTGGTCTTTAAGTTGTGCTCAGTATTACGGCGCTGTTGAGCGTCTGTATGCCGATCCCTACTTTCAACAACCTCGTTATCACCAACAGCGGGAAGAAATCCACGAAATCTTTAAATCAAAAACTTCGCCTCATTGCTTAGAGATTGAGGCTTAACTACAAAAATGGCAAAAAGTATTTCAGGAATCGACTTTGTTAGCGGTTCCCCCAAGCGGACCCGTATTGGTGATGGACGTAGAGTCCGGTCGCAGAAATTCTCTGGCCGGACTAAACGTTCTAGTAATCGAAAGGTTTATAGAGGTCAGGGTAAACGTTAACCTTCGTCTTTAAAACGCTTCCATCCTGTTGCAAGCGCGTAGATATCAGGGTTGGCTTCTAACGGAGCCATTTCTGAAAATCCTCGCTTCCAACCATGGGATTTCATGACCTCTTCCACTTCTTCCCGGATCTCATTTAGATCTTCGAGAGTACCTGTAAAGCGGAATCTGACGTACTTTACCTTTTCACCCATGGCGGACGATGTCGTTGCCGTAAATTTCTTTATGCAGCTCTATAGCTGTGTCTAGGCTCTGTCGAGCTTTCACCAGATCAGATAATTGCTGATCAGGATTACCCTTGTGTTTATGAGGGTAACGACTCACATATTTTACAGCGTTTACTGTTACAAACTTCAGTAAACCTTCGGCTCCATACATGCTTCTAGCCATGTCATATGGAGACGCACCTTGATTGTAGTGAGACGGGTTAGCCACCTTATCCGGCTCAAAAGAAAGGCCCGTAACCAAAAGGTCCGGGCTCTCTAAATCTTCGTTTGGGATAAACATTTGAATGCCACTTTTGACACTCAAATGTACCAATGGGCTTGATCAGTTGGCCTTGATAAACCGCTCATAGATCACGCCTCTGTAGCAGAGGGAGACCTTACGGGCAGCTTGGAGCCGCTCTTCGCGGACTTGCTTACGACGGATCATTTCGAGCACGTTCATGGATCGCTCCATCAGAGAACTCACCCCCGTTGCCTGGTGAGCGTGAACTGCAGCCTTTCGGCTCAACGTAACCCCAGTTTAGTAGCAATTGCTACTGTTTGCATCGATACAGAATTCTGTTTAAGCTTTTTGGGTCTTCAGCGCTAGAGGCAAAGTAACTAGCAGAGTCTCAATGAGATCCATTCTCTTGCAAGGGAAAGCACCTGCATGGCATGCAGGGGGTCAGGAGTTCGAGTCTCCTTGGCTCCATTTTCAAAGCCGTTGCGAGGCAAGGGATCTCGGGAGCACTTCATGGTGTTTCCGGGATTTTTTCTTGTTTACTTGAGATTGGTTCAACCTAATGAGGTCAACTGCTATCACTGAAATCTCTTGCGCTGCAGTCAGTCTCAACCTACTCTGGTTAAACCGATGGCAGGCAAACAATTGGGCAGACCCACTAGCAAGGAAAACTGGGTGAAAAAGAACGCTGTCCTAATGGAGATGGGCAGCAATTTCAGGATACGACTGACTTCTCAGAGTCCGGTGTTCTACGTCAAAGCAATCTGTCCTTTTCCGGATGGATCTGACAGGAAAAGTACCGGCATCTACTCCAAGGAGCCAGACGCGGTCGATCGGGTCTTCAAACTCTGCCTCCACCTGGACGACAACCCGAACGCGCTCGCTGACTTGAAGAGAGCTGCAGAGAAGCCCGGTTACACCGGATGGAGAGCGCTTTCTTTAGAGCTGGAAACCCACCTACGGAAGCTGGAGATCCAGGACACGCATCCCGACTACTGGAGGCATTCCAGAGCCCTCGCACTCTTCACAGGATCTGTCAGCCCACTGAAGATTGAACAATGGGTGGAAAGCTCTGGTGAGAACTCCAGGGAACGCACCAGGCGCTTGGTGACGTGTAACCGGCTCATCGAAATAGGCGTCGACCTAGACCGGAACTGGATGGACCGCATCAAGTCCTGCAATAAGTACAGCCCGTCCAAAGCCATCGAACCTCGAACCCTTCCGTCTGATCGGCAGGTCGAAGCGTTCAT